TATTGTCTGATGGTTACTGGTTTAACCTCATATGTTTTTTTACCTAATACAATTTCCATTATCCTTGTCCTCTTGATTGTTTTTTATAGTGTTTTGACCCCTTGTGATTTGAGCTCTTTGTTTTTGCGTGAATACCTGTTCTTGAGATTTTACGCTTCTCTTTTTTGGCAGAGACACTCTGACTTTTTTTCATAAAAATCTAATAATTGTTTTATTCCATCTGTGATTTTAACCCCTTTAATAAAGGAAAAATCTTTAATTCTTTTATGGGTTTCATCATCAGTATAAATAATCTTGTAGTGATATTCATACTTCTTATTCCCCCCTCTTGAGTTTACTTTAATCTTCATTATACAAATGAGTATTTTGGTTTTGGTTTATATGCCATTTGTGATATCAAATATCTACTACTATCTAACAAGTGGTCTTTACCCATCGGTTTAGATGTTATGTTGTTTGACCTGTCTTTAGCCCACCTGTAGTTCTTGAACTCCTCAATCAGATTAGTTGATTTCTCGTCAATCTGTATCTTGTATTGTTTCATCAGGTTTATCCCAAACAGAACTGAACCAGCTTCTTTCTTAACAGGGATAATCTTTTTATACCCCCTCTTTCTTAATTCTTCTAACATACGAGGTTCTGAACTATCGGCAACAATATCAAAGGTTTTTTGTATTCCACCTTCTTCTAATTTATAGGCAATATCATCAACAAGTAATCCCTTCTCATAGAATACTTCCTTGAGGTATATGATGTTGTCTGGCTCGTTGATAAGTCCCCACACACACGCACACTCATCTTGAGAATAACCCCAGTCCAAACCTACACCTAACATCTTGGAATAACGGGGGGCTTCACTTACCACTTCCCAATTCACAAAGATGGTCTCTCTTGGTTTAATTCTTTTACCGAGAGCATAGACCTCATACATTTCAGGGTCAAGGTTCTTGAGGTTCTCAATTGCGTCCACAACCCTCTTCTCTAAAAATGGGTTCTGTTTGTAGGTTGAAATAATAAGTTGTGCGTTCTCTTGGGTTTCAAGTTCATACCAATACCACCCGTCTAATGCTGTTGGGTTGTAGTCAGCAATGATAAAACCTGTCGTTCTCATATTGAGCTGTGTGAATGGTTCAAGCCCCACATTTGTAATCTCGTTTATGAAAACAATATCTTGTTTCATTCCACGAAGTTTACCACCATCTTCAGCCCCCAAGAAACGAATTAAACTACCATTATCAAACTTATAGACAACCTCACTCTTGTTGAAGTTATCAGGGTTATAAAAACCCATCTTATCCATCACATCAATAAAGTCAATCAGGACAGAGTTTCTAATTGAAACGAGGGTATCCCTTACAATCGTAATAGTTGTGTGTTTCTGTATTGCCTGAAGTATCAAATAGGTGATGATTTGATAGGTCTTACCTGAACGAGATGAACCCCTCAAGGATATCAACCTCTTTCCTGACTTTACTGCCTCGTCAATTTTTAAGTATAATTCTGATGCTTCTACTACCATATGTTTCTATCCCCAGAGTTAAATAAATATATGGTTTAGGGATAAAAAGAAAACCCCACTTTTTTAGGGTGGGGCACAATAGGGAGCACTATTGTTTTTTTATTTTGTGTTGAGGTATTCCTCAATTTTCTCAAACCTTTCTCCAAGTGCTGCGGAGTATCCATTCTCCACATAGTCAACAAGGACTACTGAAATTGAAACAAGTTCTTTTAGGGTGAGACATTTACCACAAGAATTAGCCCAATCTAATGTGAGTTTTAATTGTGATTGTGTTGCGATTTGTTTGTCTTTATTCTGTGCCATTTTCTTATTTGTTTTTTATAATTCGTTTTTACTTACTTCAATCATAGTGTTCTTCAACCGCTTCATCATATCCTCAATTTGATTTCTTACTTCCAAGTTTTGTGTGGGGAATAAGCCAAAATTGTTTTTCTGTGTGATAAGGAGGTTTAACATTACTCCGTAGTCGTCAAAGGTCAAAGTTTGTTTTTCAGTTTTCATTTTGTTTTGTTTAATTGTTTCCATACCACAAATATAATACAAGATATTTAATCAGTCAAGTTCCTATAAGAACTTTTTTAATTTTGGTATTTATCTGCTAAATGTTGTTCGTAAGCTGAATACTCCTCTTCAAGTTGTTGTTCTCTCCACAACTGATACTGGTAGTCATCATCTTCCATTTCGTTATTCATACGAAACATAATCAATTCCTGTAAGGTCATTTCCTCAAATAGTTCTTTAGTGCGTCCCATAGTATTAAGAGTTTCTGTATTCGTTGATGTATCGTTGTTTAACTTCCATCTTTAATCTCCTCTGTTCTTCAGTTGGGACTAAATCAGGATTGTTCTTTCTCACATTTGAGATGGATGCCGCCAAAGTATGTGATGTCGGTATTTGTCCCCCCAAGATATGTAGGAAAAAATCATCAAGGGTTCTTACACCATATTTTACACATAGAGCTTTTGATACTTCCACCCACAACAAATCATTTGATGCGATGGTCTCGGGCTTTGCTCTGTAAGCCGTTTCTATTACTTGTTCTAATTTCATAATTAAAATATAGTAATGATTTGTGATAAGTCAAGTTCCTATAAGAACAATTTTTAAGTGTCTTATAAAATTATCGCAATCACCATTACGATAAAATTATTTGGGACTACAAAAAGAAATTGAAAAAATCTTCAACATCTTGGTTATTCTTAATAACCTTACCATTACCATCAGCCACGAATGCCTCGTTATATGTGAACCCGAAATAACCCTTCTCGTTTGCTATAGTCCATTCATTTGGACTTGGGGTATAGATATTAAAGTTGAGTTCTTTTGCCTTCTCTAAAAGAGATTTAATGATGGACTGGTGTATCTCTTTCTTCTCGTTGTCTCTTTTACGGAAGTAGTCAGCCATTTCATAAATCTGTTCTTGAGCCATAATAAGAACGATGTTATCTGGTTCAGGTTTTACTCTACCTTGAACTTCCAAACCTACGAAACAATATTTGCTGTCGTCAGGTAGTTGTAGGGTATGAACCTCGTTCACCCCCAAGAAAATGTTTTGTTGTGATATAGACATAATTTTAAGTTTTTAGATTTACGACAAAGATAAAAAGAAAATTGCTAATGACCGACAGGTTTTCTGAAAAAAAGTTTTTTTCTTTGGGACAGGTCTTTGTTTGGTTGTATCAAAGATTACCTCCATATTGTTTTGGGGGTATACGATAGGTCTTACACTATATTTCATAGTGAAGCTTCTAATCTCATCGTTCCATCTTTTTCCGTTCCTTATACGACAAATATGCTGTGATGATACATCATACAATTTAGCAATCTCTTTGTTAGTTAGTTGTGTTGTGTTAAACAAATGTTTCATTTCTTTAACATCTTCTTCGGTAAGTTTGTAGGCTCCAATCAATTTAGTTTCCTCCTTCCCTTAAATTGTAGATTATTTTTTTTCAACATCTCTCTATGAATTGTATTTTCCTTGGCAGTAGTCCATTCTAAATTGGAATACTGATTATTTAATTTATCACCATTTATATGATTTACCTGTGGATAATTTTTTGGGTTTTTCACATACACTTCAGCAATCATTCTATGGACTAAAAACTTTGTTCTTTTTGGAAATGATTTATCGTATAGACAAACTCGTCTATAATTACAATTTGATATTTCACCTTTAATTTCTTTACCATCACGAATTACCTTACCATCTTCAGTCAGGAAATATTCCGTATTCCTAAATTGTCTCATTTGTCTTGTTCCTCTTGTTTTCTTGTTAGAGAACTCTTGGGTTTATTACAATCACAATCACTTATTTGGGCATCGTATGCGTATTCAGGTTGATTGATGGTTGTTGTTCCGTAATGGAAACTTTCTCCACTTTCCCATAAGTCATCAAAGATTGTTTCAATGCTCTCACCTTCATCAATTCTTTCTTGGAATGGTGCCCATTCATTATCTTCTAAAACCACAGAAATCTCTTGAGTGGCAAAGGGTCTAACATAAAATGTAATGTTCTTCATATTTTTGATTTAATATAAATATAGGAACATTTATAAAATAAAAAAGGGGGGACTAAAAAAATCCCCCCTACGAAACTACCCAATCTGATGCCCTGTTAGGAAAATGGCGAGAACCTAACTTTCAGGACTTGGCGTAGCAGCTGGGTAATTATCAGGCAATATAATCTTCACCTCAATAGTATCAAGACCTTTATGGTTGATGTCTATTGAGTGTTTAACCTTATAGTCAGGGTGCCTATTCTTTAAGAAAAATTGGAGGAGGTTTGGATTATCAATAATTGATTTTTTTAGTATCTCCTCTGCCATTTCTAGTTCAATTTGGAAATACTCATTTATTGCTTCCTTAAACTCCTCATCGTATTTCTTCCATCGGTAATACGACTTTTCAGCACACCCACATAGTTGGGTTGATTGTTTTACTGACTTACCTTCAGCTAATTTATTAAGCAGACACTGCTGTTTTTGTTTTGTAGTGTGTCTGTTCTTATCTTCCCTTGAATAGATATAGGCTTTTTTATTTGGTTTGTTTTGCTCTTCCATATAAATCAATTCTATCTTGTGGGGTAGTTGGGGATTGACCCAATTTATTCATAATGAAATTATCTATCAATTTAATTTCAGACAATGCTAATCTATTGAAACCCACTACTTGAATGCGTTTATCAACTTTTTCTAATGGTGATAACTTACAACCACAACCCATCTTATTCTTCTCCTTTATTTTTTTTTATTTCTCCTAACCTTCTGTGAACTCCCCAAATGAGTTCGTTGAAATAATAAGATAATTCGTATTGTTCCTCTTCAGCCAGTTCTTTAACCCTTAACTCATATTTCCATAGAGTTTCATTCAATAATTTGGAAGTTTTCTCACCAGTAACTTTAGACAATTTCTGGCAATTCTCAATAACATTATCCACACCCCATTCAATAAGAGCAATCCTATCTTCTGTTGGAATGTTAAACAACTCCTTTATTTCTACTTCTTCCATATTAAAGTTTCTCATTTTCCCATTTGTTTTCTGAAGTTTGATAACTCTTTAGACATTTTATCAATCTGTTTTTCGTAGTCGTCAATTTTATCTTTGAGTTCTCTGATTTCAATTTTCAGGTCATTTATAGTTGAAGAATATACCTCTAGTAATTCTTTAACATTTTCTATAATAATCTTGTCCGTTTCTGCGTTAGTTTTCCTTGAACCAAACCAGTATCCCAAGAATGTTGTAATTAGGGTAATCAACCCCGTTATCATTATATCCATATAGTTAAATATCTTTGTTGTGTTGTTTTAATTTAGCCTTAAACCACTCATCACTATCTTTGTATTTGTAAAATCCAATACCGACCAATATTCTTTCAACTTCCTCTTTCTCACTAACAACTGCTTTTTGACGAGATATTTTACTTCTACAAGACGAACACATAAGACAATTACCATATGCGTCAATATAATTTACACAGCCTCTAAACTTATTCTTTGGTAGCCATAACTCACAATTATGGCATTCGTATTCCCACTCTCCGTTGGGGTCTACTCTCTTTCTTCTTACTAATAAATAATCAGGTTGTTCTTCCATATGTTAAAAAGGGGGAGTAGTAAAAAAAAATATGCCAAGAAATCTTAATGGGAAAAGATTAAAGTAAAACTTACTCCCCCTTGAATTATAAATATAATATAAAACAAAAAAACCCTAACTAGTATTAGTTAAGGTTTCTTTTTTTATTACTACTAGTTTACGGACTTAAGTAATAATATCTTTTATAAATTATAATCTATTTCATTATCTAGTAAATTATATTCTATTAGCTAGTTAGTAAATTATTAGTGGATTTAAGGAAGGTGATAAGTCCCCCTAGTCCCCCATTAGTAAGAATGGTTATTTGACCAGGGTCTTATCACTTACTCAAAGAACTACTAGTGTCTTTTGAGGTTGAAGAATATAAGTCCGTGAATTATCTTCAAGTGAGTTAGAGTATTTCAACCCTAACATCAATAAATATATGAAATCAAAAATTAGTTTCAATACCCTTACAAAAAAAAAATATGAAAATAATATTTATTATAGGAACTTGACTGATGTTCCTAAATATACTATAATTAAACTATGCCACAAATCAAACTATCATTTACTCAAGTAAGAAACATTAAGAAACTCCTATTACAAGGAAGTTTAACTCACGCACAGATTGCCAAGAGATATGGTGTCTCAAGAGGACACATAACTAAAATTGGGATTGGAATGAAAGACCCAAGTAAAGATTACGGAAAGTGGAAAACTCTTGATGTTATTGAGAAACCACTTAACGATAAAGATTAAGTTTTTTATATTTTTGTAGTATTAGTTTATTACTTGTTCCATAATAATATACAACACAGAAAGACCCCGTAGAAATATGGGGTTTTTTTATTTCTTCTTTTCGTCCTTAAAAGGTTGTGAGATTGCCACTCTCATTTGTTCTGCGTGATTACCACAGATATTCATTCTGTCCTTGGCACTTGGAACTGCTGATACCATTTTTCTTTGAGCAGAACAACGGGACATATAACCGATTAGGCTTTCACCTCTTTTATAGTTAGGTAAGTAATCGTTCATAATCTTAATACCAGCAATGGTTATTCCAACTATATCTTAATCTTCTACCTAATACTAATCCACCATTTCTAAACTTCTCACGAGGGTCAGCAGGTTGAAGTCCATTTGTAATCATATAAGTATAATACGGCTGGTAGAGGTTCTGGTTCCAATACAACCAATCATTTGCTCTTTGTGAGTAGTAAGTAGCCAAATCTTCCATTTGGTTCTTTAGAGTTCTCCAAACAGCTAAATCTACAGGGACACTAAACTCTGTGTTTTCTTGTTGTAATCCTTTGTTGGCATACTTTGCTAACAAGTTATTGGTAAGATAAACACCCGTCCAATACAACACAACATTCTGTAAGTATTGGTCTAATACAAACTTCCAATCCTCATATTGAGGTAATAGAATATCTGCGTTGGTAATCAACTCATTCATTCTATCAAACATTCTATCACCGACCAAATCACGAGCGTTGATTAGGTGAGCTTGGTTTAATGCTGGTATAATATTACCAGTCAGTAATGAGTAATCAATAGGGAGGTTTTCCCTAACGAAACTCTCGTCAATATAATAAACATATGCCATTACGCAGCGAAATTAGGAACTACAAGTTTATTCACAATTTTAACAGGTTTGTTGTATTTTAGTGTTAAGACATTTTCAATTGCTACATTTATCTTTCTCAAGGCTGGTTCAATAACCATAGCCAACATATGTTTTGTGGCAACCACCAACTCATCTGCGTTCTGACTAAATGGATTACTTCCAAAAGTTTGGATGCCCAATAATAAGGGCGACGAGATTTGATTTGATGTTAGGATACTTTGGATACACATTTGTAATACCTCTGTGTAGAAAGTATCGTTTGCTTGGTTTGAGATGGTTTGGATTTCAGGTCTCTCTTCTGCCGTATTGGAGAATGCTAACATTACTTTCTGTCCGTTCTTACCTTGATATGACCTGATTAGCTCATCGTAGACACTCTCTTTTTCTTCAGGGGTAGGGTCGCCTATCAAAGAGACAAATAAGTTCGGCATAAGAGATGTGGCGATATTTCGTTTGTGCCAGTCAAATACCTCGGCTTCTAACACCGCAGCGTTTATACCCGCTTGATATGGGGTTACTGGATAGTGTTTGTTGTCTGATGGTGTGTATTGTTTCCAATAGTAGAGTTGTCTAGCCTCACCTCTCTTGGTTAAATCCAATCCGTGAAACTTGGTAATCTTCTTGTTTTGGACTGGCAACTGCCAGTATTCAGAGTAGTAGAACCAATCCATTTCTCTATCGTGTTCGTCATAATCTTTCTTACCAACACGGATATTTTGGAAAGGAATATGGTAGATACTTTCAATACCAGTCCCCTCCCTATTGGGTATACATTCTAGTCCCCAACCTCCAAAAGTCCAAAAATCATATAATAATTTATAATATAATTCGTTAAGGTTCTCATAACGATTTATCATAGGGTTTCCAATACCCTCAATTTCTACTCCCTCACCCATACTCATATTCACTTTACTATCAATACAAACTGATAATACAGGTGAGCTCTCCTTGATTTGTAATAGGAATTGTGGATAATCGTTATTCACATTTCCCCAAGATACCCAAGGCTTATTTTTTGTTTCAATCTCCATATTCTCACGCACATCAATTCTGTTGATGCGGTAATCAATAGTGAAGGTCTTGAAGTTCAGGTCTTGTGATTTATCCATATTCATATTCTATAAATTGTTAAATTATCTTATTGTGTGTAAAATGAAACCAGGAAATCCAGCAGTTGTTGTTGAAACCAAAGTCGCACTATCACTACCAGCCCAAGTTGTCGGGAAAGTTGAAATTGAATATATGTTATTTCCAATTCCTGTCGCTGTTGTTGCCGCACTATTAAATGGTGAGATATATTGAGTTCCAGCGTTGTTTAATACAAAACCATTATTCCACATTAAAATACCATTACTAAAATAAAAACTCGCATTTATACCCATTTGCCCAAAACGAGAAACGGGAGTTGATGCGGCAGTAATTTTAACAACAATAAAATAGAAGCCAGGCCCAGTTCCACTAAACGATAGTGGTGATGAGAATGTCCCCGTCTTAAATCCCGTTGATGCTGCTGAAATGTTTATTGTATTACTCAATTTTTGATATGGGATATATCCGTATGTGTCGTTGTATTGTGCGTTATAAAACGCAACATCAACACTTTCACCCGCTCCCAAAGTCAAGCAGTTCATAGTGAATGCTGAATAGGAGTATAAACCATTATCGTAGAAGTATGATGATATTAAAACATTCTGTGATGCTGCTGGCGGTGTTGTCGTTCCTCCAATACCACTACCATAATATTTGGCTGCTGCTGGTCTATAAACATTAAAAAGGTTAGAACCCTCAAATCTGTTTTCTGCGATTAGGACACCCGTGTCGTTTCCAAGACCATCTTGAAGTGCTTGAGTTGTCTGTGTAATACCCGTAGTAGCTGTCTCTAAATTAAGGACGCCAGGATATGATGTATTGATTGGTAATGGTGCTAGATTTGCCATCTGTATATTTGTTATTCTATAATTATCGGCTCAACCCATTCAATTAGGGGTAAGTTTTTTACCCATTCGTTTTGGGGGTATATTGACCCATTTATTTCTTCTTGGGATATAATCCAATTAGAAGGTGTGTTTCCGTCTAAAACGGGATAGAAATACCAATCGGGTTGAACTAATTGTCCCTCCAAATCGGTCTTCTGTAATTCTGTAAGTTTTCCTACTAATATCATAATCTGCTGAGTGATGTATTAAAGTTAGTTATAAGTGTGTTTAATGTGGATACTTGAGCGTTAGTTAAAACATCGCTAATTTGGAACCAGTTGTATTCTCTTGTGGTTCTTGGACTTGGAGTATTATTATTATTATTTGCCATTACATAAGCAAATCTGGCAGGTCTTCCCGCAAGCGCAATAACTTCAGTTGCTAATATAGTTCCGTTCCTATATCCTTTAACATCACCGGCATCTATTCTTTGTAGTAAGTTAAATCCGTTGCTAGGATTATTTACTGATGAAAAAGTAATTCCTACTAAATTATCACTAATAGTTCCCGTCATATTTGCGGCATTTCTTATATTCATATTTGACCTATGGGAAGCATCACTAGCACCAATATCAAATCTTGTCGCTGTTTCATTTTGGTCGGTTCTTGAATATACACCTAATCCAATCGTATTGGCACCATCGGTATTTAAGTTAAAATTGGTATTACCATAACCATTCACTCCGTTAGATAGAACACCCGTTGAAGCAAATGTAATACCACCACTCCAAGTCATATCTTTAGTGCCTGGTAATTTTGCGTTGATTGCCGTTGATGCTGATGTTCCACCCAGTATTGGATAGAATACATTTAACAAACTCCACAGACCCGATGATTTTAGTTCTGTAAATAATTCATTTGTTGCTCCCGAAATATTACAATTCAAAGTTCCGCCAGCGGCAACAACAGCAGCTAAATAAACTTCAGCATCGGGGTCGGGTGATACACTACAACCAGCAAATCCTGCGGGTTGAGGGAAACCACCAACAATATACCAAGATGCGAAATTACCCGAAGACATTTCATTTGTGTAATAACCATTAGGAACAAGTGTTGTTAAACCTGCGTCAAGATAAACTTGTTGTGATGTTGTTAAACAAGCCCAACAAGTAAGTCCCCCACCAATACAACTACCACAATTACCTAAATCAACCGCATATACATTAAAATAACATACCCCACTACAAGCCTCATTTTGAGTTGCTCCCGATGATACAGAGAATACCAAAGGCACGGCTGGACTTGCCGATGGAGTAATGGTTGGAGTAATCGTATTAGTTGGAGTTAAAGTAGGTGTAGTCGTTGGAGTTTGAGTATTGGTTGGCGTAGGCGTTGGGGTAGGACTAAATGGAGGGACTGGTTGGCAATCACTCCAAGTATTACTATTTGACGACCATACTTCAGTAATAGCAGACCACGAACAATCAAATGCTGGTGCTGGACTTGTTGTCGGCGTAGGTGTAGTCGTTGGAGTTTGAGTATTGGTTGGCGTAGGCGTTGGGGTTTCAGTTGAAGTTGGACTTACCAAAGGACTACTTGAAGAAGGTGTTGGTGTATTCGTAGGAGTTAAAGTAGGTGTTTGAGTTGGGGTTTCCGTAGGAGTTGTTGTTGCTGTTTGAGTTGGAGTTTGAGTGTTGGTAGGTGTAATCGTAGGCGTAGGAGTTAAACTCTCGGTAGGAGTATTCGTAGGAGTTGTTGTTGTGGTTTGGGTTGGTGTAATACTTGGGGTAATAGAAGGCGTAGGTGTAGGACTAACACTCTCCGTAGGTGTAGTCGTTGGGGTAATACTTGGAGTAATACTTGGAGTATTCGTAGGAGTATAGGTCGGGGTCTGTGTTGGACTTTCCGTTGGAGTATTAGTAGGAGTTAAAGTAGGAGTAGAGGTTGTTGTAGGCGTTGGAGTAGAACTCGCACCAGGACTAACACTTGGAGTTGGTGTAATCGTGTTTGTAGGAGTTGTAGAAGGAGTTTGTGTGGTTGTTGGTGTCGTTGTATTGGTTGGAGTAATTGAAGGTGTTAGAGACGATGTAGGTGTGTTAGTTGGAGTAGTGGTAGGAGTTTGAGTTGGCGTAGTTGTAGGCGTAGTAGTTGATGTCGGTGTCTTGGTTGGACTTACCGATGGACTAATACTTGGAGTATTCGTAGGTGTTGTGGTCGGGGTTTTAGTCGGTGTAGGTGTGCTTGTCTTTGTTGGGGTTGGGCTTGGAGTTATAGATGCTGTAGGTTGTGGTGTAGATGGAACATTATAGTAAATTACATTATTAGCAGTATTTGCTGTGTTTCCTGTGTAGTATTCCAAGTTTTCATCAACAAAGATAAATCCTAATGATGAAACCAATTTATCATAGGTAAGATTTACATTTAAGTTTGTTGGTGATGCTTGTTCGTAAACACCAATCCAATATTGGTTTTCGTTTTTGAGGTGTAAGTTTACAGGTGTCCCCGCACTGAAAATATAATTTGTCGCACCACTCAAGAATGTATTGAACGAAAACACATCATACTTTGAAGCATAAGCTGATGGATAAGTTGAACTAACATTTTCAGGAATAAAAGTGTAGCTTTCCTTACTCTGTGAGTTTTGTAATCTCCAAAGATAAGTTGGATTTGCTAATGTCTTAAATTCACTAGCCAAGACAAAAAGATTGTTCGTTGCGTTTTGTTGAATGTATAGCATCTTATGCGTTCATATAATTAGTTATGAGTGTTTGGAAACCTGGAATATCTCCTGATGATAAACCAGAACCGAAGAACCAAAAACCAGAAGTCCAACTGAAACTTGAGGTGCCATCAATACCATTAAAGTTTATATTCATTTGACCTCCCGCAATTCCAACATCAACAGCTGTTTTGGTTTTTGTTGTTTGTGCCACATCATTTGTAAATATGATAGTTGTATCACTCGCAGGTGTTCCATCAATCGTAGCAGCCTTAAATCCAATACCCGTAAAGTCATAAGCAGAAGTCAAACCAATACCCCTAAAGATGTTATGTGCTGTGGTTGAATTGTATCTTGCCTGATTCCAAGAGTTATTATTCGTGCTCCACATCGCATTAGTTAGAGATGAAGAATTGGCAACAAATGCCGCCACATAAGTTCCTTCACTATTGTTTGTAGTTGTGGTGCTAATATTATTTACGCTCGCACCATTATTACCCAAAGTCATATAGTTTTCGTTGGTAAATCTCCAACCTGCCGACACGTGTGTTGGAGGAACAACTCCTCCCGTATTAAATCGTAAAGAACAAAGTGGATTAGCTGGTGTAATCCAATTTATAAGGGTGAAGGCTGAACTTCCACCAGCGGTTAAATCAACCTTAAAGATATACATATTACCCAATTTCGTCCAATAGCCAGCGGCTTTCAAATCAACTACAAGTTGGTTCTGTAATACTTTTTGTGCGTAAGATGGTGCTGCGTATCCTAATGCCGATGCTCTTGTAAGGATTGCGTTGTATTCAGTTGTGAATGTTATAGGTGTTGAAGAAGGAGTAGGTGTAAGGGTCTTCGTTGGCGTAATCGTAGGGGTCGTAGTAATCGTTGGAGTAGTGGTCGGTGTTGTTGTAGGAGTGGTGGTTGGAGTTGTAGCAGGTGTGGTGCTCGGCGTTGGTGTTATGGTAGGGGTTGTTGTTTGTGTTGGCGTAGGTGTTGGACTTGGTGATGGTGCCGCACCAAAAATGTTGGGAACTAAACCCCCATAATTAAACACATATTGACCTTGAAAAAGGGTTCTTTCTAAAGATTTTTGGATTTCAGCCATCTATAATTCTTTTATGTAAATCTTCTATAATTTTATCCACATCAACATCTATACGACCTTTTTGTGTTTGTATAATATATTTTTTTGTAAGAATTAAACTTGTATCCTTGTAAAACTCTACATCAATAAATAGTTCATTAGTCCATAAATCTAAAGTCAGTAGAGTAAGTTTATATCTATCGCAATAAACATAAACATTTGCTCTACGAACACGGACTTTTTTGTTGACCTCTAAATCCATATAATCAAAAAAAAGGGGGGAATAGTCCCCCCTCTCTTATGTTGATTAGTGTTTTTTATTCTCTATCAAGACCGATGTTAGAATTAGCTGCCAACCAAGCGGTCAAAGTTTGACCTGGTGCTACATCAATTTGTGGAACTGAAATAGTTTCGTTTGATGTTAAAGTAATGGTATACAATTGATTATCTCCCGGAAGCGAGCCTGAAGCCACAGAAGCACTTTCAATAAACATACCTGAAGGTGATGCCAAGAAATACTTACCTGTCTTCAACTTAACGATGAAGATAGAAGCTGTATTTTTAACAATTTCTTGATAAAGATTTGTTGCTTCTTGATTTAGACCAGGAATGGTAAAGATAAGTTGTGTATTAAATGTGAAACCCAAACTTTCCAAATTGATGGAAGTGCTCTCGTTAAGAGCAGCGCTTGAATTACGCACAATATCAATTTTAGCGAACTCGTTTCCTGTAGTAGATGCGGTTAAACCAATAACCTCACCTGTTCCTGAATAAGCGATACTTCCCAAATTACAGGTAGTTCCTGTGCCAGGTGTTAAGACATATAGGCTATCAAGGCCTGGTATGTTGTTTACACAGCTCTGGAGCTCTAACCCGTTGGTAATACAGCAGTTATATGTAGATGAACTCATAATATTTTTGTTTTAATGTTTAGTGAGGTTTATGTTTAAGATGCGTACACTACTTGTGAACCGAATGCTACAGCAGCACCCAACTTCATAGCTAATTTAAG